GCAGACTTTAAATTGAAAATCCGTAACGTTGAAGGATACCGTAATTATGATAAGTCAGAGTTTTCATCAGCATCTGCTCTCTATGAGTCAGACGAATCCAAGTTGGAAACAGTCTATAACCAACTACATAACCTCAGTGAGTATACAGACCCAAAGAACTATAAGTCATACGACGAGCTCAAAGCAAAGTTGATGAGAGTTCTTGGCGAAGAAGTAGATATGGGAGCTCCAACTGTACAGCAAATGAACGCTGTTAACGATCCAGCTCCTATGCCTGAACCTGTACAAGCACCTGTTACAGCGGAAGAAATGAATAAAGAAGATGACGACGATACAATGTCATACTTCGCTAAACTCGCTAACGAAGGTTAGTAATGAGGATTTCTCGTTGCCGTTTGCGAATTACGTACTAGCGATGATTGATCAACCGCTGGTCCAGATCCGCTAATATTGGTATTTGATGTCACAACATTGGTATCACCTGAGCTTTGACTTGCATCAACAACTTGGGTGGTACCTCTACTTTCCATCTCAGCAATTCTTGCTTGAAGTTTTTCAATATCATTACCAAACCCAAGTTCTCTTGCCAATGTCAGCTCACCTGTTTTTTCAGGAGTCAATGAATTAGACATGCGATTTGAGACACGTCGCTGTATTGCAGCCGCTTCTGCTGGCGATTTTCCTAACTCTATGGCAATTCGTTCTGCTGTGTCTTGTATACTAAGAACTTTTTGTCTGTTTTCAGTGAGAGTTTCTGGTACAGCTGGTACAAGAGTTTCCAGACCAGGTGTTTTTCCTTCTACAAGAGCTTCAGCCTTTTTAGTTAAAGCTTTCTTTTGTGCATTTAAAGCCTTCAACTGCTCTGCTGCGGCTCTTCTTTCATCAGCAGTTGAGCGCACATTTCCTCTCATAATATCCATTGGTGCTTTCATTTGCGCTTCAACATCTGCTATTTGAGCGGCTAACTGTGGATCTAGCTCTTGTAGTTTTGTTCTTTCAGCGCCTGAAAAAGTGAAGAAACTTGCAATTGGATCTATGATAGAATTTACAGCATCAGTGACTGAGTTTAGAATAGCTTCATAAGCACCTTTTATTTTTGCAAAAAGAGCGTCTACTTCTTTTTTAAATTCATCATCAGTTTTGTATAGTGCAATCAACTTAGTCACCTCACCTACTCCTCCAATTAAACCACCGACAATAGCTCCAACAGGACCGCCAAATAAAAACCCAACTCCAGCAGCTGCTCCTATAACTGTGGCTGAGCTGGCGGCTTCTGCAACAACATTTTCAAATTCTCCACCTATATCATACTTTCTAATATGTTCAGCTAGCTTGTCACCAAATGCCATTGAAGCCCCAATAATTGCTCCACCAATCGCGCCTTTTGGTCCAAAAAGTAAAAATCCAAGAGATCCATAAGTTATTCCTTGCGTAACTACATTTCCAAAAAGCTCACTTCCTGTAGCATTTTCAACATATTTACCTATGTCGTCTGCGAGTACCGCGGCTGCAAGAGTAAATATTCCTCTCTTCAAAAGAGCACCAAACACAGCGCCAATTGTTGCTAATGAGAAAGCTGAGCCCAAACCAGCAAACAGGCCTGTTAGCATGTCTGGATTAAAAAGGCCTTCACCTTGTTCTCTAGTTTGTTGAACTTGAGTTGATGTAGGAACTGCAGTTGTTCCTCGATCCATACTTTCGCGTTGAGACTCAAGATCATCTAAACTGCCTCTTAAAAACCTACTAAAAGAAGTTTGCAATTGAGAAATACCATCTCGAGACCCTTCAAGTAAGGGTGTATGTTCCTCAAGTGTTTCATTTATTTGTGCAAGTGTTGTCATCTTTTTTGAGCCTCTCTTTCGGCTTGATCTCTAAGAGCTTCTAAAAGCAGCGTTAAATAAATTTCTCTCTCCCAAGGCATCATCCCTTCAATATCAGATAGAGAATAATTATAGTGTTGCATCAATTGAAAATTTGTTCTATAATAGTTCTCAAGCGAATCATGAGAGAGGCTTAGGAAAAAAAATCGTCGATAGTGCTCAATCTCCTTTCGTTTTCATATCCACATGATTCACATGTATACTTTGCATCATATATCATTTTTGGAGCAGCATCGATATAATCTTTAATGCGAGCAAATTGGTCATTTGTCAATGAATTAAAGAATCTAAGTTTTTCTTGATGAGATTCATCTTTAAATACTATTCTTTCTTCTTCAGTAAGAACCGCACTTATCGATAATAATATAGATTCTGTAAGTCTATCTGTTACTGTTGCATCTTCAGAAGTAATAATATGATTGTTAAGCATATCATAAAAACTTGGATGTTTCAACTCAATATTAATATCTTCGGTCAATTTTATTACGTTAGATATTTCTTGCTTGTCAATAACTACATCATTAAAATCGACTTTGATAGCCGTTTTGTTTTCGCATTTTGTACATGCTATAGAAACGTCAGCTGATTCACCTACAGATTTTGCTCTAATTTGTACAAATATGTATTCAACATCGTGCATAGGCCAATCTCGTGGATCAACACCGGCACATGATTGAATTGTATCAAGCACAGCACTTAGAATCTGTTTTCTATCCTGCGATTCAAATGCTATTAATAATGTTCTTTGTTCCTTAACTAAAAAAGGTCTAAAACGAATTACTTCATCTGTTGAAGGCACTTTTGCCTCATATAATGGACTATCATTTAATACTGGCAAAGCCATTAATCACTCCTTATATAATACCACCAAGGCCGCCTTGTAAACCAGCGGAAACTTTAAAGAACCCTTGATTATCATTCACTGCTTCCCAATTGGTGTATGAAAACTCAACAGATAATTGTACTAACCCGTCAAGTTCATTATTTAATTCAATCGCATTTACTGACGTTGGAAATGCATCTCTTAATTTAACAGAATACGGCGTGCCTTGACCAATACCAATATCAATATTAATCGGACCAATATTGAAATCTTTGTTAATAATTGGCTTACGCAATTGATGTATTCTAATATCGCGTGTGTAAACCTCTTTATATGGTACAAGTTGAGCGTTGTCAAACACCGTGCTTCCGTACCATTTATCAAAATATTTTTTAATGCCATAATCATTAAGTACAAAGAATGTCATAGTCACATCAGCTACAGCGTAACCGTATGCAACTTTTTGATATTCTAAACCTATACGCCTATCGTTTGTAAGTATCTGTCTTCCTGGCATTGTAACTGAATTGCATAAAAGATTGAGATCGCCACCACCTAAAGTACCAGAAGTTGCAAGAGACGTCAGCGCTGCAAGTAAACCTCCACTTGCAAAATCAGAAGGTAGCTCAACAAGAAATTGATTAGATCTTGCTACACCAAGTTTTGAAGAAACGAGACCTTTTAGTTGATCAATAGTAGCCATTAAATTATCTTCCTTGAATCTTGATAAACTTTATTTGACGATGAACCTGACCAGTCCGCTGTCGGTAAGAATGTTGCTATCTCCCATTCAGGTGCCTCAACACGAGCAAGTCTTGATTTAACTTGACTAAAGAGATAGTGTTTTAAACATGGCTTGTAAAATTTTAAACGAGCTGTTGCTTGAAGTAGATTATACGTGATTTGAAACTTTGTTGTTTCATCGTATCTTTTGTTATTTACAGTTTCCATTAATCCATCAAGCATTTTTGCGCGCAGTACAGGCGGTAAATAATGTAGATTCAACCCTAAAAAGCCGCCAGGCGCGCCTTTAACAATAATGCTGAGAGGAAATCTATCAAAATATGGTAATGTTTCTTTATGTTTTGCGTCATAAAAAAACATATTCATAGAGCCGATAAGAGGCTGAGATTTGTTTACAAGTTTTATTTCATCTTGTTGCATCAGTTCTCTGCGATTGATACGTCTCATGTCTTGTAATTTAGTGCGAAACCATTGACGAGATTCATCGCTACGAGGATTAATACCCGCACGAAAAGCCTGTTGCGATACTTTTTGAAATAGATTACTCATATCATTATTTATATGTTATCTCTTGCGTTTTTTGCGATAAGGTTTCAATGGCTTCAAAGGCTTTAACTTCTTAAGAATCTTCATGCTGTATAAAGTTTCTTCTGTCCAAATCTGAAACTCCCATCCGCGATCTTTTGCATATTCGTTTGCTGCTTCCCACTTATTCATGTTTTTGACATATGTCATTGCTTCACCGATATATCGCTTTGATTTATCAGGTCTTTTTGGCGGAGCTGTTTCTTTGTCAGGCTTAATTTCAACTAAGATTGTTTTTCCATCATTAAATGTTATTTTTAGATCAACAAAGTATCTGTGCAGTTTCTTATCGATATCCCATTTGTATGGTATGACAACCTCTTCAGAGGACCATCTCTTTATATTTGGATTAGAGTCACACCAAACAAAGCAAGCCTTTTCCCACGATGAGCGATATGTTATCTTATCGGGATCTCCACCATACTTCGATATGTTCTTTACTTTGTATCTACCAGAATATGCCATTTTTCGATATAAATAGATTTACGAATTTTTATTTATAGGAAAACAAAATGGCA